GGATGAATCATTTTTACAGATATTGGCATGATGCGGAAAGAGGTAAAAACGAATATGTTGCAACAGAGGTTCATTGGTCAGAAGTTCCAGGCAGAGATGCTGTTTGGAAAGAACAAACTATTGCTAACACATCTGAACAACAGTTTAAGGTTGAGTTTGAGTGTGAATTCTTAGGATCTGTTGATACTCTTATTGCACCGTCTAAACTTCGTACATTAGTTTATGAAGATCCACTTCAACAAAGTAAGGGGATGGATGTTTATGAACAACCTATTGATAACCATGATTATATTGTTACAGTTGACGTTGCTCGTGGAGTAGGAATTGATTATTCTGCTTTCATTGTTGTAGATATTACAACATTCCCACATAGGGTTGTAGGAAAGTATAAGAATAATGAAGTGAAACCAATGTTATTCCCAAGCATTATTCATGATGTATCAAAGGCTTATAATAATGCATATATTTTATGTGAAGTAAATGATATTGGCGATCAAGTTGCAAGTATTCTTCATTATGATCTTGAGTATACTAATCTCTTAATGTGTTCTATGAGAGGTAGAGCTGGTCAAGTTGTTGGTCAGGGATTCTCTGGTAAGAAGACACAACTTGGAGTTAAGATGTCCAAAACAGTTAAGAAAGTTGGATGTTCTAACTTAAAGACTTTAATAGAAGATGATAAGGTTATATTTAATGACTATGATATTATTGCGGAACTGACAACATTCATTCAAAAATATAATTCATTTGAAGCAGAAGAAGGATGTAATGATGACCTTGCAATGTGTCTTGTCATATATGCATGGTTAGTTGCACAGGACTATTTTAAAGAACTTACTGATCAAGATGTAAGAAAACGAATTTATGAAGATCAGAGAGATCAAATAGAACAAGATATGGCTCCTTTTGGGTTCATTGTAGATGGAACAGAAGAGTCAAGTTTTGTGGATGCCGAGGGTGATAGATGGCATACAGATGAGTATGGAGACCGTTCATATATGTGGGATTACCTTTAAGGTTGTAAAAATAATAAATAATCTTAGAAAAAAACTTTGAGAAATCTACGGGGAGCGAACTTAAATGGCTAACATAGGTTTAGTATCTCCAGGAGTAAAGGTTAGGGAAATTGACCTTACTGTTGGAAGGATTGATTCTATAAGTGATCAAACAGGTGCCATTGTCGGTCCCTTTGCACAAGGTCCAGTTTTAGAACCAATTTTAATAGAGAACGAACAGGACTTAATTGACACTTTTGGAAAACCAATTTCTTCTGATAGACAATATGAATATTGGTACTCAGCATCTAACTACCTGCAGTATGGTGGTATCTTAAGAGTTGCTAGGGTTGATGGTGGAAATCTTAAGAATGCTAACGTTGGTCCAGTTGGTGTTGCATCAACAACTAACGTGAAGATAAAGTCTTATGAAGATTATAAGAATAATTATGAAGATACTACTGCTTATAGAGTAGCTGCAAGAAACCCAGGAAGTTGGGCAGAAGGTGTTAAGGTTTGTGTTATTGACGGTGCTGCAGACCAGACTATTAATATAGGTGATAAAGCTGTTGGTGTTGCAACAGTTGGTGTTGCTGTAACTCAAGCAAATACTTCTGTTGTTGCTGGTGTAGGAACAACTTCTGTTAACGATGGTTATCTTCAAGGTATCATTGTTGGTACAGGAACCAGTACTATAGATGTTAAAGTTCTTAATAGAGTTTCTGCTGCTGGTACTATCTTCCCAGTTGATTATACGGAAAATGGACCATTTGCTTTCCGAGTAGGTGCTGCAACTAGTGATGGTGGTATTGCTAAGGGTATTCCAGGAGAAAATGGAATTAGTATTCTTGGTAGTAACTCAACTATTGCTGGACCACAAATTGGTTTCTCAACTGCTGCTACTATTAACTCTGTTACTGACTGGTATGGTGATCAATCACTTCAGTTAAGTAATGGTTCAATTCCTTGGAAGACTGTTGCTACAAAACCAGGTACTAGTGGATATGCAGGTTCAAGAAATTCAACTAATGATGAACTTCATGTAGTTGTTGTTGATGACAGTGGAAAGATTTCAGGTACTTCTGGAACTATTCTTGAGAGTTTCACATTCCTATCTAAGGCTAAGGATAACGTAAACGCATTAGGAACAAAAGTTTATTATAAGGATTATATTGCAGACAACTCCAACTACATTTATGTCGGAGTTGCAACTGGAGATGGTTCTCTCTCCTCTGGTATCTCAACTGCTTTCACAGCAACTGCAACCAGTAATGTTTGGGGAACCGATACTCAGGATGTTGACTTCAACTCAGTTGGTAATACACTTTACACTTTAGCTGGTGGTAAAGATTACTCTGCTGGTGCTGGTGCTGCAACTGCTGTTGGTGGATATGTTTGTGGTCTTGGTGATATTATTGGTGGTTATGAATTATTTGAAAATGAGGCTGAGTACTCAGTTAACTACTTAATTCAAGGACCAGGTATTGCTACTTCTAAAGTAGACTCACAAGCAAAGTCCAATAAACTCATTCAGATTGCTGAAAGTAGAAAGGATTGTATCGCTGTAGTCGGACCTCATAGAGGCGCTACTGTTGATGTTACAAAGTCTAGTGATCAAACAGATAATGTTGTTGCATATGCTGACGCATTAACTTCATCTTCTTATGCTGTTATTGACTCTGGTTATAAGTATCAATATGACCGTTTCAATAATACATTCCAGTATATCCCACTAAATGCAGATATTGCTGGTTTGATGGCAAGAACATCTACTGAACAATATCCTTGGTTCTCACCTGCTGGTTCTCAAAGAGGATCTATTTTGAATGCAGTGAAACTTGCTTATAACCCAAGTAAGGTTCAGAGAGATAGTCTTTATACTAGAAGAGTTAACCCCGTTATCTTCTCTCCTGGTGCTGGTTTCGTTCTGTTTGGTGACAAGACTGCATTAGGATATGCATCCGCATTCGATAGAATCAATGTTAGAAGACTATTCTTAACACTTGAACAAACTATTGAAGTTGCTGCAAGAGCACAACTCTTTGAGTTCAACGATGAAATTACACGCTCTAATTTCCGTAATATCGTAGAACCTTACCTTCGTGATGTTCAGTCTAAGAGAGGCGTCAGTGATTTTGTTGTTATCTGTGATGAAACAAATAACACTCCTGATGTTATTGATGCTAATGAATTTAAAGCTGACATCTTCATCAAACCTGCACGTTCTATCAACTTCGTTGGTCTAACCTTCGTTGCAACTAGAACTGGGGTTTCCTTCGAAGAAGTCACTGGTCGAGTTTAATTATTTTTTAACCAAACACATTTAAGGAGAGTATTAACAAATGGCATTAGCTTTCAGAGAAAGAACTATCGACGACTTCAAAGGTAAGTTAGTTGGTGGTGGTGTTAGACCGAATCTGTTTGAGGTTGAACTTGCTTGGCCCGACGGATATGGTTTAGTTCAGGATGGTGTTGATAGAGACAGTAGATTTCTAGTTAAAGCTGCATCACTTCCTGCTTCACAAATTCAGTCTATTGAAGTTCCATTTAGAGGTCGTATTTTAAAAATTGCTGGTGACCGTAAGTTTGAAACTTGGACTATTACAGTCATCAATGATCAAAACTTCTCTATCAGACAGTCTATGGAATCATGGATGAATAATATCAATAACCATGAATACGATAGTGGAGTTGTTGATCCAAACTCTTATCAGACAAACTTCAAAGTACATCAACTTGGAAGAGGACCAAAATCTGGTGATGGTAACATTCCTATTCTCAGGTCATATGAAATGAGAGGATGTTTCCCAACTGGTATTGGTGCAATAGATCTTTCATACGATAATCAAGACCAGATTCAAGAATATCAAGTTGAATTCCAAGTCCAGTGGTGGCAACCAGTTAGTACATCAGGCGAAAGTCTTTTGACAACTAAGGGTACTGCAAGGTATACTACCAATCAGGTAGCTACATAAATACTATTATAAGATACCAGTTAACGTAACTATAATATTATGCCATCTCTCTTTGGATTTTCCATTGACGATTCTTATAAGAAAGCGTCGAAAACAGTAGTCTCACCCGTTCCCCAAACTGAGGAGGATGGGTCAGACTATTTTATTGCGTCTGGTTTTTATGGACAATATCTGGATGTTGAAGGTGTATTTAAAACTGAATATGATCTTCTTAGAAGATATCGTGAAATGGCACTTCATCCAGAAGTTGATGGTGCAGTAGAAGATATTATTAGTGAAGCTATTGTATCAGATTTAAATGATAGTCCAGTAGAAATTGAATTATCTAACTTGAAAGTGGGTGATAAGGTAAAAGATATCATCCGTGAAGAGTTCCAGTATATCAAAGATATGCTGGATTTTGATAAAAAATCGCATGAAATATTCAGAAACTGGTATGTAGACGGTAGAATCTATTATCATAAGGTCATTGACCTTGATAAACCAGAAGAAGGTATTAAAGAATTAAGGTTTATTGATGCGTTAAAAATTAAGTATGTAAGGGAAATTAAGAAGACACAAAAAGATGGAGAAGGTTCTATTGCAGACTATGCTAGAATGGCTGGGTCTAGTGATAATCCAGAAAAGTTTGATT